CACACTCCTCGTTTAAACAAACACAATGTCCTGGAGATGCCTGGCGACAATGGATTATAGAGGAGAAATCACCTACCATATCTAATGCTTCATCACCAGATGTGTATATACCAAATAGTTTTGAGAAGAAACTTGATGATATTCTTACTAAACTAGAAAGCATAGAAAGAAAATTAAAGTTAGGAAAGTTAATACAATGACACCAGAATTAAAAGATATGTTAGAAAGAGCAGTGTGGACATTCATAGAAGGGTTCATAGGAGCTTTAACCATCAGCCCAATCGTGGGTGTTGATGCAAACTCACTACAAATTGCAGCTATTGCAGGTGGTGGAGCAGCTTTATCTGTTATTAAAACATTCGCAAAGAAAAAAATTAGTTAAACCTTTTATTGTCTTAGGTATCCTGTAAACTGTTATTAACAGGGATAAAGGAGAGATATGCCTAAGAAAAAATCACACAAAAAAACTGCTATACCTGCAGAGAATGGTAATAATTTTTACAAAGCTGGATGGCAGCCGAGTATAGATATAGACCCTAACACAGGTAAAGGTGAAGTCGTACATGTAGGAACAGACCCTAACTATGAGAATGACTTCGATAACATACTTAAGAACTGGGGATTTGACCCTAAGATATACGAGATAGATGGTATCTTAAAGGTATCTTCATGGAATGCACAGCTTAAAGGTGGTATCGTTGAAACCTTCCACGCATTTAAAGGAACTATACGCAGGAAATCAGCAACGCATGACAAACATTACAATGAGTTGTTTAAACATGCTATTAAAAAACCACCACTAACTAAAAGAAATATCTTTGGTGGTGATACAGCCATGTTATTTATGATGAGCGATTGGCAGTTGGGCAAGGACGATTACGGAGTTGAAGCTACTATTGCTAGGTATGATGTCGCATTACAAGATGGTGTAAAACTATTAAAGAACTATCGCAAGATGGGTAAGAAGATAGATGAGATTTATCTAGTAGGAATGGGCGACCTCACAGAAGGATGTTCTAAATTTTTCTATGACAGTCAACCCTTCAATGTTTCTCTTAATCTGTTGGAACAATACTCATTAGCTAGAGCTATGATATACAAAACAGTTGAGACTTTCTTACCACATGTAGATAAGATTACCTTGACTGGTGTACCAGGAAACCATGGTGAGATGACAAGAAGTGGTAAAGGTCAAGTGCTATCTAATAGATTAGACAACTCGGATACTATGCACTTAGAAATTATGAGTGAGATATTTGCTGCTAATAAAGAAAGATATAAAAAAGTAGAGGTCATAGTACCAGAAGGTTATCACTTGAACCTAGAGATTAAAGGTAAGAAGACTGCATTCACGCATGGTCACATGACTAATGGTGGAGGTAATGCAGAGGCTAAGATAGAAGCATGGTGGAAGGGTCAGATGTTTGGCTTTCTACCGACAGGTGAAGCAGAGGTTCTTATAACTGCACACTACCATCACTTTCGTGCTAAGAACCAAGGCGATAGACACTGGTTCCAATGTCCTTCTCTCGATAAGTCTATTGATTTCACACAGAGGAGTGGGCTATGGTCACATCCAGGAGTGCTTACTTTATTAATAGATGACAGAGGTCCAAGTTTCCCAGTGATTGTTTAAACGGAGTATTCAGAATACTTTAATGTAAGTTCTTCACCAGCTTTAATATCAGTAATTGTTTTGATGTAATGGTATCGTTGTATCTTTACCCTCATGCAGTTAGGTGCCTCACTGTGATTAACAAACCCACCTAGTGGTGTTCGTATAAGATTTTTATAGATGTAATCAGTTACATGACTTACACCTAGCACCTCACCCTTCGCTATGTCTTTTAAAGAAAACAATCCTAGTCCTTCTATCTTACTTGGTTGGATAGTTAGATGTGTTGGTAGTGGTCTATACATTGTTTAAACATGCTAGTGCTATGTCTTTTATTTTAACTAGCACACCTACACTAGCGTTATCATCTCCACCATTTACTTGTTTACCTGCATGATATAGTTCTCTTGCTAAATTTTTCATCACATCTATCGGTACAATGTAGGTCATAACTGGTATGTCTTTGCCTTCTATCTCTTTGACTAGCATAAGAGCCCAGTAGTCTGCCTCTGTTACAGCGATACCACTTGGCTTACCTCTGCATTCAAACTCAACAAAATGATTACCTGTCTTTTCCCATATATGTCTTTCACTCTTGACCTCTACAAGACTGCCCTTCATAAATTCCTCGAAGGTCTTTTCCATCTCTTGACCTTTAGCCAAATCAATATCAAATTTACTGTTCTTCAAAATGGTAACTCCTCGCTAGTGTCCTGTTGTTCTGCTTTCTTAAGCAGTGCATGACACTCTTTGTATGTCCATGTGTGTAGTGCATTGTCCTCACTGTGCTTGTATCTTCTACCACAGTAAGTGTTACCCTCGAAGTCTTGATAGGTTATGTTATTTAGTTTCTTACAGTCGAAGGTTTGCTTACATCTTGTATCGGGTGGTGGTGGTACATCAAAGTTGTGTTCGGGATATCTTGCTTTAATCCTTTCAACAAACTTGTTTAAACTGTCACCACCAATACCTTCTAGAGCCATTCGGTAGGAACTTCTCGTTCCCCTTTACCACCTATGTAGCCACCCCAGCCACAACCATTAGCAGTTGCTCTGTACTTAGCATCGAACTGTTCACATAAGAAGTCGGGTAAGTTTTTCATACCACTACCTTCGGGTGCTTCTGCTTTTTTCTCACGCATGTCTGCTATGTCCTCTGCTTTATTACATTTAGGGCATACCTTCATAACTTCTACATCCCCGAATACATCTGTGACCTGTTGAACAATGTCTATCTCTCTTTCAACTGTGTTAATAAACAATGAAACCATGTCGGTTGTCCACTTTTCAATGTCGTTGTCTACCTGTCCACTGTTAGTTAGCTCTCCATATATCTTTCGTTTAAGGTCGTTTCTCTTTGCCTCATTAGGAACTATCTCGGATAGTATGTGATTAACTTGGTCTGCAATAGGAGTTTCTTTTGCCCCTATGTCTTTAGCAAACTCTTGCTTTGCATTGTTTAAACTACTTGCAGCTTCGGCACTAGGTGCTGTCTTTGGTGCAACCTCAACCTCTACTACAGGTTTAGATACTGGCTTAGATACTGGTGTAGATACATTCTTGTTAGCGTAGTGTTCTTCTTCTGTAACCTCTCCAGTCCACAAGTGTAGTCCGATACCATGACGCATAGCCCCACGCTTTAGTGCGTCCGACATACATAGCTTTAGTAACTCGCCTTCGGTATTGTTATTGTTTACATCAATGCTATCAACATCTCCTACTTCATCATGTGCTACACCGAACAATGTGAATGTAGTAACTGCACCTCGCACTCTACCTTCGCTATCTCTTACGATTTCTTTAAGTGTGTGTGACCACTCGCCATAAGCAACATCATTTAATCTCTTTGTTACTAAGTGATGTGGAACATAAGACCCGAACTTGCCCTTCGGAGGTGCTTTAACTTCGTCCTTACTGAATGCCTTAGTCAATGCCTTCTTAATTTTATCGTCCATTTATCTACCTTCTTTCTTTATTATTTTGTATACTCTTTGTCTACTTATATTTAATTCTTGAGCTATCTGATTGACCTTCCAACCACAACTCATGGCTTGTGTAATTAGATTAGCTCTTGCCTCTGACAAATTATCTAACTCTCTTTTCTTTTTATCTAACTCTGTCTTGTTGTACCACAGCTTAGTTTTAATATCTACCTCAACCATTCTTGTTCTCTCTTATCATCTTTCTTAATCTACTTTCTGTAAGCCATAGACCATACCTGTTTAAACTACCTTTAACTAATTCTCTTAGTGCTAGTAAAACCATAGTCAAGTATGCACCAAGCAAGAAGGATATGATTAGTCCTTGTACTGATAACACTATTCTTCCTCTGCTTTCTGATTACCTTGTGATACGAGTTGTTCGTTGTAACTCTGCTCGAACTCTGCTATTAACTCATCAACTCTTTTTGCATTGAGCTTTGTAAGTATGTTTGTCTTCTCAATCTTCTGTCCACCACATGCGTTAGCTAATTTAATAGCCCATGTTTTTAATTCTTTAGGTGTGCTAAATATATTAGCCATGTATTCCTTTCTATTTGTGTAGTCTGTTTAAACTACGATACTGTTTGTTTTGTTTCCACTTCTTCTATGGTCACGATAAACCCTCCGATATCTCTGAACTGTCTAACTTTTTTTAGAGCGTCCTCTTTGTTATCGAAGGTGTGTACTTCCTCGCCACCTACTAGAGCTAGTGCTTTAACTTTATACATATCTTTTATTCTACTACTGTTGTCTATTAATGACAACATTAGTTGTTACTTTCTTCATATACTTCTGCTCCACAATCGTTACAAGTAAACTCATCTTGATAATCTGCTCTGCTAGAGTTAGTTATCTTGTTGCAACTTAAACAATGTGTCTGTTGTCTTTCTTCATCCAACTCAATTACTTTCAACTCTTTCTCCCTCTTACATTACTTGAAACAAATCCATGACTGCTCTCTGTGTTTACAAGAACACCATTGACTGCTCTCAATGTATTTTTCTTTTTAGATTTACTTGCTCTGCGTTGTTGTCTATTCATATTTTCCTTTCTTAATACTTAGACTATTTGTTTTCAAAAAGGTTACATACTTTTTTATTTTATTTCTAAGTTGTTTAAACATGTAGCTCATTGAGTAAGTCACTGTCGACATCTTGCCTACCAAATACTTTGACACTGGCTAGAGTTATGAGCTTGATTAATCTATACACATCTCTTGGCACTGTCTCGTCTCTCTCTAACATCTCAAGTATATTGATGAGCATACCTATAACTCTAGGGTTGTTTACTTCTACAAGCTCTGTCTCTCGTACTGCACTCTTGACCTCATCAATAAGTATCTGATTGTAATTTGTTTTAGTTACCATTATTCCCCTTCTCCTCTAAACATTTCTTCAAAACATTCGGGATGTACACCAGTCATAAGTTGCTCCCTTAACTCTTTGCTCGTGTCTGGAAATATATCTTGTATCAATCTTCTTAAATGTTTAGGTGTCTGTTTAAACTCCTTGTATTTTTCTTCATCCACCATAACTGTACCTGTCTGCTTACAATGTATACATTCTTTAGTTACTACTAGAAACATTATTCTTCCTCCGACTTAACAAATTCATCACCAACTATTTCGTAGTTGTTATGAAGATTTAACAACGCCTCTATTTCTTTTAGTTGTTGCTCTTTACTCTTAGCCATTATTCCTCCTCTTTTGGTTTTGGTTTTATTATCAATGTCAAATCATTGACATCAATTATTTCATTTAAAAGTTCAACATTCTGTATGGTGTACCACTTATCATCATCATCAACTAAAGTAATATCCCA